TGTCTCCCTGCTGCGTAAAGTACAACCTCTTTATCTGTTGGGTTGTAGTAAGCTGTTTTACCAAAAAAGTTTTCTGCTTCGTCTAAATCTCTACGTATTTTAACTTCCGGTAAAGGTTGAACTGTCATACCTTCTTTTATCATATACTCTAAAAGTCCGGCAAAGTGGTCGCCGTAGTCGTAATTTGCAGGCATATCGGATGTGTTATAAGGACTCTCTCCTTTAGTCTTAACGACGATTCGATCTCCATTCATTTCAGCCTCAAACCTATCATCTAAAATAGACTTAATAGCTTCTAGTTGGTTTGCTAAATTAGCACGGTCTTCTGAAGATACTGTGCCTGTGTTTTGTAAAGGTATACCAGAAGAACTTTCTGTTATTGTATTTTCATCAAACCAGCCTGAGTAGACATCTTCTATCTTTTCGGCTACCATCTCGGCTATAATTCCTTGTTTCAACATTTTTACTATTTTTAAGATCTCTTGTCTCGATAATTCTTTTGGAAAAAAATCTAAGACATCGTCGAGACTTCCGTTTAAAATTGCATCTCTAAAACCGGTTGCTCTTACGTTAGAGTTTTCTCCTCCGCTAACTGCTAAACCTTGTACGTTATCTAAATCTTTAAATGCACTAACTCTTCTTAAGTCAAGATAATCCTCTGAGGTTCTTACACCTGTTACGGCATAGAACTTTTCAGTAGGTCTATTTTTAGCATGACTTCTAGCAACAAGCATTGGGTTAGCGTCTGCTACAATTACTTCTACGTTTCCTGGTAAATGTTTTTTATATATATCCCAAACTGCTTTGGCATTTTCTTTGTCTATACCGTTACGAACTCCGCTTCCGATATAAATCATCACCCTCTCTATCTTTTCTAACTTTTCACCTTTACCTTGTATTACTTTATCTGCCGCGTCTTGGCTTGATTCTAAGTCGTAAGTTCTTGCTTGTGCAGATCCGTTTATTAAAGATTTTACTAAATCAAAATGACCTCTATGTGGTGGTTTAAATGCTCCTGGGTATAATATTACTGCCATTATGTCAAGAAGTTTTGTACTCTTTGATCAATCTCTGCTACTGTAGAACCTTTTAATTGTTCTACAAATTTAGCATTGTGAATCATATCGGCAATATTATTTAATACTTCTTTATTTTTTTCCTCAGCTTTTTGTCGAACACTGGTAATAGAACTAACTTTCTTTTTCATCTTATCATCTCCAGGTCCAGTTCCATTCTTCTCGTAAAAGCCCATCCAGTATTTCTTTAACTGCTTATCCATAGATTCGTCTTCTCTATTGTAATCTATATCAGCTACTTCTTTTCTATAAGCATCTGCTGCTATCTTATCATCAATATCGTAAGGTTTTCTAAAAGTAGAAATAAATCCTTCAGCTCCGCCGTTATCTTCCATGTATTTTGCTAAGTAATCGGATATACCGTTTGATCCATTTCTTGCAGCTACGTTAAATTCTTTAATTTCTTTATCGTATTTACCGCCTCTATCATTGGCAAATAACATAAACCTATCTCCTAATAATCCTTTATAGTATCCGATTTGCTGATATACATCTCTCCAGGTTGAAAAGACAGCTGTTTTTGGTATCTGTCTTTCTCTTTCGAAATTTGAAATAAATGATATTAAAGGGTGAGTATAAACCATTACCATAAAGACTTCGTATCCGTTACCTAAAAGCTCTTGTACTTTTTTAGAGTTAGAAGCTGTAGTATCCCATATAAAGTTCTCTTTATTCTTAGAAGCATCTTCTACGTCTTGGTTTACTTGATTAGCTGCGGCAGAAAGGTTTCCGTAATATGGATGTTCTTTATCTTCTACATACTTATCAGGATTAAAAATAGTTAAACCTCCTAGATCTAATTGATTAAGAAGGTAACTTTTACCGGCACCTGCGCCTCCAGCCATAATAACAGCTTTTGGTTTAGCTTTAGCTTCTAATATTAGTTGTGAGAGTTTCATTTATACTTACTTCTTTAGTTATAAATATCAAAGTTTTATACTAGTCGGATATACTGAGTAGATTGGTTCTGTTGTTGGATTTTCTAACTGATATAGTTTATATACTGTTTTAAATAAATCGTAATTATAATCGATTTCATCAACTACTTTAATCTGCCAACCGTTACCTTGGTATATACCTTCTTTTTTAGAAGCGCTACGGGTATTAGCTTTCAGCCACAGTACTCCTGTTCTCTGAATATCTATATCTTTACATTCTTTAAATCCTTTAGCGTATGCTGCTAATTGTAAATCATAGCTCTTATGTAATGCATTAGATGTCTTAATATCTAGTAACCAAGTCTCTCCTCCCATCTCTACCACTAGATCAGCCGTTCCTGCATACTTATCTTCATCTGAAAATACGAACTGTTCTGTAGAAATTAATTTAGGTTTATGGGTTGTCCAAAAATCATGAAACTTAAGGATCATTTCCCATACAATTTGAGAGTATCTTGCATTACCGTAATCATCCATCCAGCTAATTTCTCCACCTTCTACTAGTATCTCAATAGCTTTATGAACTTGTGTACCTTCTTTACCCGCTTTCTGCATAATGATTTCCGCATTATGTCCTACATCTTTAAGCCAGTTTTCAAAGAATTTATTCTTAGGTAAGTACTGTAAAATTGTAGTTACAGAGGGGTAATATACTCCTTCTGAACGTTTATAAACTCTTCTATCTAGAAAATTGATTTGCTTTAAATCAGGATTGTAGGATAGGTTCTTCTTAGTATCTTCTACTAAAAGATTATCTCCTTGTCTTATCATAATAAGTTTAATTTGTATCGCATAAGAGAACTTAAATCTAGCTCTTCTGCATCTTGGATGTGATTGGTGAATAAATGAAAACCCATTTCACTTGGATCTTTCTCGTCCATATCTACTAAGTATACTTTTTTACCCATACTAATAAACTGCTCGCAAAATTTAACCGCTTTTTTCAAAGCATCTCTATCTAAAGCTATATAAATTTCCTTTACTTTACTTGTAACTATTTTCTTTAAAAGAGATTTTGATATATTTTTTCCTAAAATAGGTATAGCGTTTCTTCGAATAGCCATTGCATCGAATACTCCTTCACATATTATTATAGGTTGATTCCAGTTTATTAAGTTCTCAAAGACTATTATATCTTTAGAAGCTTCGGGGTTTTTATACTTAGCATAACTTCTGTTAAAAGATCTAGCTACGTAAAAGTTTAATTGGTTGTTTTGATCATATGATGGTATGATTATTCTATCGCTAAATTCTCCTGCGATACAGTAACCAATATTGTGTTTTAAAATGTCATTATCTGTAATTCCTCTATCGTAAAGATACTTTCTTGCTATATTAGCTGAGAAAGATGTTGTAGGGGCTAAGTAAAGAGGTTGAAATTCTTTAGGTAGTTCTATTGCTTTTTCTATCTGGTATTCTACCTGCTCGCCCTTCTTTATATACTGAAGGACTTCCTGTGCTTGAGGTCCGCTTATTTTTAGCTGCTTTAATAAAGACCTTATAGTACGTCCTCTAGTTTCACATACCCAACACTCCCAAGGATTTTCTCCCTTGTCGTTTGTATTAAAGTTGATTTCTAGCTTAGGTTTCTTATGGTTACAAAATGGACAATTAAAAGCATGGTTATCTTTTGCTCGTTTGTAACTCTTACCTAACACGTTCTCAACTGCTCCTAAAAGAAAAGTATACTCCATATGCACGTAACTATTACCTTAATATACGAAAAAAGGCTCACATAAGCAAGCCTTTCTTTAGTTATTTTTATATTCTGGAAATATTTAAAATCGTAGTATAGATTTAACATAAGCTAATACATCTGCTCGTGCTGGTCCTAAATCTTCTGGTTCTGTTGCTGGACCGTTTTTCCATTGATTCCATGCATGAGATAATAGGTCAATTGCTTCATCAAAATCAGGTCCCATTGCTTCAACATACCCTCCGTTAGCGTCAACATATTGATCTTTTTCACCTTCTTTTACTTCTCCTTCGTTATAACGGCAGTAAGACATACTAACTACTGTGTATTCACCTTCGTCGTTATACTTACGGCATTCTCCGTTTCTTATTTCGTAGTGATGTTCGTATTCTTTTATAGTTGCTGTAGTTGGGCTTGATTTAATATCGTTTGATATACTATCAATTCTTGTCTTTTGTACGTTCTCTATACTATCTACTTTCTTAAGATTATCAAGTTCACGTTTAAAAATCTCATCTGATTTACCAGCAGTACCGCAAGAAGCTAAAATAGCACTTGCCATAGCTACCGTAAGTAGACCTTTGCTTGCTAGTAATTTAACTTTATTAAGTATTTTACCTAAATCAATAGCTTCATTAACATCACCTACAACGGCATTTACTAATTCTTGCTCGATTGGACTTAATTCTGCTGCTTCATTTAAAGTAGTTTCTTCATTGTTAGGTAGCTTACAGTAAGAGTGGTGAACTTTTGATTTTTCTTTTGTTTCTGGGTCGATCTTATAACAGTCGCCGTCTATTTTACGATATTCAAAATCATAATGATTACTAAAATCGGTTGCTTCATTTATTGTCCTTGCAACAGAAGTTAGTTTATTTTCTGTTAAGAACTTTCTCAAATCAAAGTTATTGCTCATTTCAATACATTTATATTAAATAAATAGTTTAGTTTTTTTAAACGTCGGTCATCTTTACCTTTCCTGTAGAAGGGTCTTCCATAAAGTTATCTGGTCGTATATCTAATTCATCAGGATCTATTCCTAATTTTTTAGCTTCATTTTCTAAAGCATCTAAGAACTCTTCTGGTATTTCTCCTCTATGAGGTGCCATTATATCCATCGTAATTACTCCTAATTTAGGATTCATTTCTTTTACGTCGTGTATATGTACAAAGTATTTTGTCTTCTTTCCTACTAGTTTTAAGGCATGTTCTATCTCAATCTCGTCTGTTGTCACTTTAACAGCTCTTCCACCTAATAAGTACACAGCGCCATAGTCGCCAGCACCTAAGTACTTGCCGCCTTTGTCTTTTATCTTGTCTATAATCGCATTGTATTCTGGATCATATCCAATTGGACCTTCTAGTATGATTCTTGATAGTTTCATTATCTTCCTTGACCTCTATACTTTTTTGGTTTTTGATCTTTAGGTCCGTAACTCTTTTTAGGTTTACCTTGAGTCTTTTTTCCAAAAGATACTTTTTGAGAACTTCCTGCTGATTTTGCTTTAGCCATTTTGTTTAATAATCTTTAAGGTTAATTCGCCGGTACCTCTAATTACTCTGTGGTAGGTCCCTGCTTCAATAAATAGCTTTTGTAGAGGAATCGGCACTTCATTATCGTATTGAAATCTCCAATCAGTTTCACCAATTGGTTCTATCCATCGATCTTCTTGATCTCTATGCCATACAAATTCATCAATAGGAGTTTTAGAATCAAACGTCCTAATATAATAACCTTCTTTTATTTCTTCTTCAAATGGAAGCATACTAAGACTTCTTTTTGTAGTTGCCTTTCTTCTGTTGCTGCTTAACAGTGGCTTTAGCTATCTTTTTACGACTAGCTTCTTTTTTTTCTCTATTTGTCATTCTTAATTATTAACTCTCCTAATACTTCTAAGCGACCCACTTCTTTTTGAAAAGAAGTTTGATCCATATCAAAAGATATCTTCTTTAAAGTTTCTTTAAATTCTTTTTTTGCTTCTTGTAAGTCAAACTTACCTTCTGCTGCTTTTTTATAATAAGAGTCTTTAACTTTAAAATGGTTATAGGTTAATAAAGATAATCCTCCTTTTTCTTTTGCGGTAGATGCTATCTTAGCGGCTCCTTCACCTCTTAATAAAGCAAACTCATCGAAAGAGTTAGGCTTATTATCATGACCGCATTTATGACAAAGGAATTTATCTTTGCCGCCTTCAGATTCTTTCCAGGACCATTCACAATTATTACAATTGATCTTTTTACCTATACCTTCTATTATTATATCTGTGAGTTTCATATTATTGAGATACTGCAACGATCATCTCTACTTCGTAGCCGTTAGCTGTTTGAAAAGTCTTTTCACTTTTAACTTCAATACCGCCTTTTAAAGTCTGTACTTTCATCTTCTGCATTAGATCAGCAGTTGCTTTCATTCTAGCCATTTGTTTAGCTATACGGTGTTCAGAAGATTTTCCTAGACCAAAGCCGGTCATAGTAGTATCTTTTTGCTGAGTAGTTTGAGAGATTGGTGTTGGTTCTTTTTGTTGAGCTTGACCCATATTAGGCGCTCCTAAAGTTGCTAAACCTATTCCTGCTGCTGTAAATAACTGCTTGGCTGATATTTCTTCAACCCATTCTGTATCTTCTTCTGGTTCGTCATCAGGTGTCCATCGCTTTCCAGTTAACTTAGTTGATTTGTCTAATATCTTATTAACTGCTTTCTGTATTTTTTGATCAGAGTCTTTTTCATTAAAAAAGAATTGATCGTTCATTCCGTCGCTTAGGTAAATATCTCCTAGTAGGTTAACACTAAAGTAAGAGTCCCCCATTGAAGAACCGTTAAATAGTAATTCAAATCTAGAGTCTGTTGTTGTTTTAGGGTTTATAGTTACTGTGCTTTTACCGTAGTAGGTATTATACGCATTAATTAATTTTTGCGCAATTGTTTCTATTCTAGTATCTTCTAAAAGTATTTTTAAAAGTTTCATAGACTACCAATATCCGGAGAAGTTAGAACTTCCTCCTAGTGATTTCCAATATCGGCCAATATTACAAGACCAGTAACCAGCTTTGGTTCTGTCTTTCTTTTGAGCACATTTATGACGAGCTGCAAAAGATGCTCTTGCACCTTGTTGTTTAAATTTAACTGAAAGTCCTGTATCACCAAATGATACTTTTTTTACATTTCCTGTTGAAGGATTCTTAACGTAAACGTAGAATTTTTTACTACCTCCACGTTTTGGTTTATTTAATTGAACTTTCTTTCCTTTATACTCTATCTCTTGAATGTAATCAACAGATGCTTTTAATATTTCAAAGCCGTTATAATCAAAGTTATCGTTATGGTGTTTAACTGCTTTTCTAAACTTATCCATATCAATCTTAGCTCCTATAGACTCTACTGCTTCTTTAACTGCTTCGAAATCAATCATCTCATCAATACTATTAGCTTCGTCTATCTTACTATCATCTTCAATCATTTCGTCAATCCAGCATCCAATTTCAAATAAAGGATTATAGCTTGGAGAGACCATTGGTAAATCTAAAGGTACAACCATTCCGTTATAGTCTCCATGAGTTCCAATGTCTGTATTTCTGATTAGGTCTTCATCTTCTTCGTTTAATTCTACTTCTCCATTCTCATAAGCTTCTCTAGCTTCTGTAAATAAATTAACGAATGCTTCAGAAGAATAACGGTATATGTTTTCATGTAGAGTTAAACCGTTATCGATATGGTACTGTAAGCTTGGTAATCCTACTATTTCTCGTAGTTTAATCATCTGTATCAGGTGTTATAAAGTCTTTTCTATAAAATTTTCCGAGGACGTTGTCGTTAATATAATTGTTTCTATATTCAAGTACCTCTTTAATAAATAGGTATTTAGTCTCATAATATGTAAGAAGTTTCTTTGATCTAACAAAACATAAGATTTGTTTAGTAAATTCTTCTTGCTTACCTTCTTTTATAAGGTCAACTATCTCTGCATGAGACCCGAAATAGGTTTTCCAATCTGATTCTTTGACTATCTTTCGCTTTCTTTTCTGACCGGTTAGCGGGGGTAAGGTCCTGTTAAAATATAGTACTTTCTTTCCTATATATTTTCTCCCTGTTGGAGTATGTGTTACTTCGTAAATAAAGCCAAAAGTGCCCTCAGGCATATCACTTATTTCAGTGATAATTCGGCCATCGTAAATCCATGACGGCATAGTAATTCCCATTTAGTTAAAGATTAAGTTACGAAATTTAAGTACGAATAACAACTGATCCGGAAAAGCTTCCGGCGAATGTTATTTTTAGAGTATTAACTCCTGTACTTTGAATACCGGCTGGTATTACTGTATCATAGATTCCTGGTGCTGTGTATTGATAAGCTTGCACAGTTGGAAATCTACTATTAAGACTATGTGTTACTTCTAGTAATGTTGTAGCTCCTCCTATTGCATGAGCAAAAAATGATCCAGAGAATCCAGATAATTGTACAGAACTTGAAACAGTCCCGTTAGGTAAAGCAGCGATTACACCGTTTATAAATTGGCTATCTCCTACATTTAAAGTAATTGTTCTAGAAGTAGTTAAATCACCACCCCCTAGTACTCCACCTATACCAGAAAAAGTTACTGCGCTATGGTCAATATGCCTATTACTGGTATAATTTGTAGTAGCGTTATGATCTATCTGAATTGATCCAGATATTATTACTGGTTTATTTTTTACGTTTGTAAACTCTACATACGAAGCTGTAGTAATACCTGTTAGTCCTGATCCGTTTCCATAAAAAGATCCTGAGAATCCTCTTGATGCAGAGATAGAGCCGTCAGGTAAATATACTGAACCTGTAAGTAAAGAATACAATTGAGGCATATTAGCTAATTCTTATCTGAATAAAGTTACCATTTCTATATAACCCTCCTAACGGTACACCGTTTGATGCTGCTGCATTATCGTTTGCAAAGTTAAGGCTTTGAGAAACTTCTGATAGTACTACATATCCGTTTACAACATTTATAGCGTTTCCATTGTGGTGGCATCCAAATGTAGATGAACCTGAAACTTGTAAATTTCCAATTACAGTATGTGTATCGTCAAAACTATTACCCCATTTAGTAGACCCGCTTTGAAAGATTACTGAAGATGAAGTAAAGGAAGTGTGTATTTGTTCTGCTTGTAATGTACCTTTAATAACTAAAGATCCGGTTATTTCGGTATTAGCACTTATTCTAAACTTATCTGCTCTATAATCGTACTTCAAATCATTAGATCCTATATTTACAGACCCGCTTCTATATATAATTTGTGTATCACTAGCAACACCTCCTACTGGAGCTATATTGATAGACTGAACATTGTTACTACTAGCAGAGGTAAATAACGATATAACTTGTCCGCTAAAAGAGGATGAGTAAATAAAGCTCCTGAAGTTATTATCTACTTCTGTATGGGTTAAAGCACCACCCTTTACGCTTCTTAATGTTATTGCCATTTCTATTTATTTTCTAATTGTGCTACTCTCTCTTGTAAATTATGTATTAATACATTTTGGGCTTTCACAGCTTCGAGTAGAACAGCTGTTATTGCGTTATAATCAACACTTAAGTAACCTTCCTCATCACTATGAACAGCGTCCGGAAGGACTGCTTTTACTTCTTGGGCAATAGTTCCTACACCAGGTAGATCATTCCAGTCATTACGTGTATAAGTGTATCCTCCTATCGCATCGATGATATCTAGACTACCTTGTATAGGTTGTATATTATCTTTTAATCGTGCGTCAGAGAAGGCTAAAATGTTTCTTGAAGCTTGTATTTGTCCAATAACTTGTAAGTCGTATTGAGGATTCTTTGTATTAATACCAAAGCTTCCGGAACTAATGTAATGTTGTCTAACACAGCTAGAATTTACTCTTAAGCTTCCAGTCATTTCGTGGTTGCTATTACAATCAACTCCGAATCTAGTATTACCTTTTACTGTGAATGGTCCTTGTAATGTTAAGCTTCCTGTAATATTTAAACTACCTGTTACATCATGGAAATCGTTTGTTGTATCTCCCCACTTTGTAGATCCACTCTCATAGACTACTGAAGCATTAACAAATTCAGTATGAAATTCTTGTGCTGTTATTCTTCCAAATATTACAGCATCTCCTGTTACAGTTAAGGAACCGGTTATGATTGCATTACCGTTAATATCTAAAGGTGCATTAATTCTAGATGTTGCTGTCTTCTTAATACCTACATACCCGTTTACTGGGTTAAATAAGAAATCTGGAGCACCTGCTTGTAAGCTTTGACTTGCGTATTGAACTGATCCGTTAATAGATCTACTTCCGGTTGCATGTAAAGGTATTTGATGCGCAGCTAGGTTCCAAGGTATTAAGGTACTACCTGTATAAAATAGAGTAGCAAAGTTTACAGTTGTTCTTGTGGCAGAATTTGCTACCCAAGATTCTTTTGTTAAAGAGCTAGAATAGAAATAGGAACCTAAGTTAGTATCCATTTCTTTATAGGTTAATGCTTCTCCTTTATTTGCTCTAAATGTTATAGCCATTTTTTTTTATTATTTACATGTCAATTTTTACAACGAAAGTCATATCGTTATATAGTGACTTTCTAGTTGGTTGTGCTAGCTTTCCTACTGCTATTAACTCGTCTGCATCATTGTAGAGTCCTACACTTGTTAGGTATGGACTAAATGTACTCCCTGTTACGTTAGGTAGTATATCTCCAAATGAGCCGGTTAATGCACTCGGGTTATGGGTAAAGTTCATTTCTGAATCTCTAACCTTGCAGTACATATTATATGTATAAATAGGGTGGTTAGATTTCCAGTGAAGGTTTGGATTAAGATAAAAACTATTATATATTTCTACAATTTCTGGATCAGTTAAAATAACTTGGCCGTGGCTGTAAACAATATCTCCTATAATTCTAACTGGAGCACAAGGTTCTGAACCTGAACCTGACATTATTAATCTACCTTCTCCATCGTCTACAATTTCAACTCTATGTTGTCCATCAGGTGAATCAATATATTCGCCACCTGCTGTAGAAGTTTCTAGTACATAAGTACCTTCGTCAAGTATATAATCACAAGCAATTTTTCTTACAGATCCAAATAAAGTTTCGAAAGTTTGTATATAGTCGTTTTGACCTATATCATCTGTTACATAACCATCATCAACGTAGTTATCTTTAGCTCCGTTTGGTTTTAATATAAAAGAGAAGGGTACAATATTAGTTCCAAAAACTTCTTGAGGTACTGAAAATACGCTTATCTCTTGAACGTTATGTAGATCTCTAGATTCACTTAAATGTAGAGTAGTCTCTAGGTAGTTATCAAATGATCCACTAAATGTAGAGTCTTGAACCTTACCACTGTAGTATAAATTATGTATACTTTTATAAACTATCTGCTTATGTCTTTCTTGAACTTGCTGTGAAGGTATTGTTGCATATTGATATAAGTCTTCATCGTTCAAAAAGTATTCTGTTGAACCTGAAAGTCCTATAAACTTATCTATAGAGTACTCATTTGTTGATTTAAAACCATGAAGCAAGCTCCCGCTTGTATGCCAATGCTTACGAGCGTCGTGTACTGTTACGTAGACATCTTGCCTGTTTAGTTTTTTGTATGTACTCATTCATTAATAGTCAAGCTTGATTCTAACTAGAGCCTCTTTTGTAAAGTCTTTTAATAATGGTCTAGATAATTTAGCTACTGCTAAAAGATCGTTATTATCATTATACAAGCCTACACCTGTAATATAAGACTGTGGAGTATTAATCATAACATTGTGTCTAATTTCTCCTGATCCTGATAGTAAAGATGGGTTAGTAGAGTAGTTAAATTCTGCGTTTCTTGCTCGTACGAATATAAAGTTAGATGAAATAGTTTCTTCAGAGTTTAATCTAAAGTTCTTACCTTTTGATAAAGCTAGGAATAATTTTTTAAGATTTAATGCTGATGTGTTAGCAGTTCTTGTTGTACCTAATGCTATTCCTCCTCCTGTTACGAAGGGAAGGTCTAATGCTTTACCGTTAAGTATTACTATACCTACATCAGGTAAGAACTTACCATAAGAGCCTGATACTGAGTATCCGTTAGCGTTAGCTGTTGTATCTACAGTACCTCCTGAGCCTGCTACAAGTTCAAATACTCGACCTGAATCAGTAAATGTAGTTGTTGCGACAGCTCTACTATTATCTGTTAATGTAATTTTGTTAGCTCCACTTCCGCTTAATATTAATGTTAGAGTTCCTGGTAGTAGTTTTTCTTTGTATCTTGCTCTATCTATTGCTATAACATAGAAGTGGTCAGCTGTTTCTCCTCCAAATGTAAATTCAGACTCTTCATCACCTAGTACTAAGTTTCTATACTGTCCGTAGATAGTAGAAGAAGGAGATTTTCCAGTTACACTAGCATTGTATTGTAGTGTTCCGCCTCCTTGTTTGTCAGCATAAGCAATTGAAAATTGACTTGCTGCTGTTGAATCTGTTGATGCAGTATTAAATACGTTATAATAATAGTCCCCAGAAGTACTTGATACTTGTGTTGAACTAGTGTAGAAAGCAGTTAAGTTTATTACGTTGTTAGTCCATAATGGAGCTGTTACCGATTCAGCACTTACTACTATATCTTCTTGGTCAAATCTTTTAAATGACATAATTAGTTAGTTTTTGTAATGGTTACTGGAATTGTTAATCTCGCTCCTGAATCACGACCGATAATTGTTATAGTGGTCTGAAGTGTTAATCTTGTTCCGAATAGAGTGTTTATTGTTGTTGATGTCAAGTTAATTGAAGTACCGATAACTGTCTTAGAAACGTTTGTTCCTATAGTAGTACCTGTATTCAATCTAATGGCTTCTTCTGAGTTAATACCTACTCCGTTAAATGAATTAAGTACTCTAACATCTGCAATAGTGGCTGTATACCCTCCTGCTTCGTATGTTGTAGTTGCACCTAAGTAGTTTAATGTCTGTGGAGTAATCGCAAGAGAAGCTCCTTGTTTTAAACGAATAGATGAGAATCCTAAATCTAGTACTGGAAGTTTTGAAGTACCTCTTGGTAGAGTTGTTAACTTATACTTCATAATCTGATTTTCATCAGGGAAAGCTTCTAATAAAGGCATATTTTCTATAGCTTCTCCATAATATACAGAACCGGAAGGATGTTGAGGATTGTACAAAGTGTAATCAATCTCATCGTCAGCAAGAGCAAATTGTGTAATTTTGAAAGAACCGTCCCCTCTTGCTAGGAGCTCTCTTCCCTTTTTAGTTAGTATCGCATCTACTGTTACGATTGAATTGTCTAAATATCCCATTTTTGTTTAAATTATATAATATAAATATCAGCTGTTATAATATTCTAGGTTTGGGTTCTAATAATAGTTCCTAAGTTATTAGTTGAATGCATTTTATCTTCATCTATAGAGTAAATATCTCTATTTGAAATCCTTACAAATCTATTACCTTCTTCTAAGTATAATAAGTTAGACCCGGTAGGAAAAGATTTATTCCCTCCAAATACCCTTGTCTTTCCTCCAGCTATAATATTGGTAACCTGTGGAGTAAAGTAAACCTGCTGTACTTGTCTGTCTGATAGGTTAACTCCTTTTATTTTTGTAAAGTTAGACCCTGAAGGGTGTAAGCTGGCTCTAATTGAAACTAGACCTAAAGCCGGGTCATTACCTGGTACGCTTCCTGAGTTTAGTTTTGAACCAACATATCTAGCATTAATAATTCCTGCTGTTGTATAGTTACTATCTTGAATTTCAGCCGGTGTTGCTTGGTTTAATAATATCTGTGTTAAGTTAGTAGGTTCTATCGGATCTTCATTTCTGTCTACCTGTTGTATGTAATTAGCTTTTCGTAGTACCGTTGCATTACTTAATATTGGGTTATCAGAACTATTATTAAATACTGTAGATATGTAAGGGTTAAATATAATTTCAGAAGGTATCTGTACGTATTGAATGAAGTGGAATTGTGGATCGACAGTACTGTTAAATTGAGTCTGATTAACACCATCACCTAATGGTATGTTATTTGTAAATTGACTCTTTTCTAGAAAGACTGGTTCCAGTCTTATAAAGAAGTAATTAGATCTACGTACTCTTTCTATAATATTAGCTGTTATATTCTTTTTGCCATTTGTATCTCCTGCATTAGAATATTTAAAGGTAATATTTTCAGCCTGTAATATAGTTTGCTGTAAATCAATATTTTGAGCAATATACTTAAAAGGTATTGACATGCCTGTAAAGGCTACTCTTCCTAAAGTTAAATCAGCATAAGATGTACCTGTTATCACACTGCTACTATAGAAAACGTTTATGTTGTCTGAAAATGCAGCGCTTGGGTCAATATTGATAAAGTCTAATTCTGTCACTTTTTATTATAATTAGTTAAGTATAGTAGTATTTAATGTTTTTAGTGCTATGACATACAGGCAAGTGCGCATGTACTAAAAGAGCCGTATTGTGTTCCTAGTTCTAGAGCGACTCCTGAACTAAATGTTGCAGAATTTACTCTATATGCATATCCATCTGGACCAGTTGATGTTACGTAGAATCTATTTGGGACTGGTGGTGGGTTATTTACGTTAACCATAACATAGATTGTATCTATAGATTCATTACAGCTATTTACCCCGTTACAGGCAAATACATCTGCAAAGAAATAGTCATACTGAGGAGAGCTAGTCGGGCTAGGTGTAACTGGTGCTGGAGTAACTGGTGCTGGAGTAACTGGTGCTGGAGTAACTGGTGCTGGAGTAACTGGTGCTGGTGTTGGTGCTGGGGTTATAGGAGCTGGTGTTGGTGCTGGTGTTACAGGAGCAGCGGTAGGACTAGGTGTTACTGGAGCAGGTGTTACTGGAGCAGGTGTTACAGGGGATGGCGTTACGGGAGCAGGTGTTACAGGGGCAGCGGTAGGGGCTGCAGTAGGTGCTGGAGTAACTGGAGCAGCGGTAAGACTAGGAGTAGGGGCTGCGGTTGGGGATGCTGTAGGAGCAGGTGTTGGTGCAGCTGTTGGTGCTGCTGTTGGAGCAGGAGTAATTTGAGTTACTGTAAATGTAATAACACAATCTCTAGAGATAGGATTTGATTGATTAATAAACGTTATTCTAAATGCTAACTCTGGTTGTGATCCTTTTTTAATTCTATTTCCTCTATTTAACTCACCGTCTGTGATTTTAATTCTACTTCCACTTAACTCCCCGTTAAATTTAGGCTCTTCGTAATTATGTCTAAAGGTCATAGCAGATCCAGAAGGAACTACTATTCTTTCCGAGTATGCTGTACTTCTTTCTACTAACTGTGTATAAGATCCTCCGTGAGTTCCGTCCATGAAAGCTGTATCTATTGATCCAGAATAGTCTTGGAATATAGTACTAACACTTACGTGCTTTGCTTTATTTCTTTCTAATTTATGAGGTTTAATTATAATACCGGTAATAGCTGTTGATCTACCTGGTATAAAATCTTTAATGATTCTAAATAAAGCATTATCAAAGAAACGTATTAACCTAATATAATCCATTAGGTCATATCTATCTAGGTTTCCTAATATTACTTTACGATGTTTTTCTAATGCTGTGTATTCAGACTTATAAGAATCTCTCGGGTCACCGATATAATCGTCTATATTAAAATTTGAAAAACCTAATACTGCGCTTTGAGAAACTATAAAATTATTTATATTTTTAGAAGGAGCTAATCCTACTTCAACAAAATTTAAGTCATCAGAGTATTCATATTCTCTTCTAACTATAGAAGTGTAACTTGATAGTGCATCTCCAGCAATTACTGTTCCATCATTATCTGTTCTCAATTTTAAAGAAGAACTATTATGTAATTGTGTTGGTCCGTAAAAACCTGGTCCTATTTTTTGACCACCTGCAATACCTATTTCTAAAATCTGAGAAGGTATACCAAATGAATTTATTAAAGCTCTTAAACCTCTTTCAGTTCCTTTTGCTTTAGTTAGTAAAGGTAAGTTGTGGTATATTCTTTTATATACTTCTTTTTGGTAGTTATCAAATGGCATTGGTTGTAAATACGCATTTGTAGAACCCGAAGTAATTACTTTATACTGATCTATTTGTTCACTTCCTGATATATAAGACTCGCCTATAAATGCTCCAAATATAGATTCTAGGTTAAAGTTACTATTATACAACTTAACTCCAAAATTTTCTAAAGTAGTTCTTACTAAGTCTTTAGATACACCGAAGTTAATTCTATTATCAGCATCATACTTATCACTAACAGCTTTTTGATATATCCATATATTATCAAAATGTTGGGCAAGCATATTAATAAAAAGGAGAGCAGGATTATTATCTTGATCTTCTCTTAAAAATACCGGTAATGTATTTGTTAATGCATTTAGATTACTTATATCAAAGTTAGAAGCAATTTCTAATTGATTACTGTACCAGGTTATTGCTTGTGCTGTAGAACTTGCTTGGTTTTTAAACGGCCTTGTATTGTTAGATTTAGGCCAACTATTAGAACCACTCTCAAAATATAAAAATCTATCGTAATGGTCAAAGTTATTTACAATACCTTCGATTAAAGATTCATAATAGTCTCTACTTCCTGTAATGCCGAATCTTGTATATCCTGTATTGCTTAAAGTCTGTAAAGAGTTCTCGTATGATTTTACTAAATCTACTTTGTATTTGAAGTTTCTTAATCTCTCTTCCGCAGAAGAAAAGTTTATAAAGTCTGAATAGTCACTATGGTCAATACTAATTTGAGCGCTATTTTCTTCGAATAAAGAATATAACTCATAGTAGGAACTAGTAACCGGGTAGCTAAATAATTCATTATAATTAAAAAAACCTGTAGGGTTATTATTATCTTCTACTAATTCTATATCAAAATTAGGTCCTTTTAAGTTAAGAAATACTTTTTCATCTGGAATAGTCTCTGTATCAATTTCAAATGAAATCGAATCTGATATTATCTCTACAACTCTAAAGGTATCTTTTATTTCAAACTCTTCAGGAAGGGGCTCATATAATTTTAAAGCAAGAGCTTTACCGCCTCTATAGTCTACAAGATCTATATTTATACCTAGTAATAACTTATTATCACCAAAATTTAATCTAAAATCTTGAAAATAAGATAATGAATCTAATTTTCTTTTAAGGTCTGCTGTAAATCTTATAAGATCTGGAAACGATACTTCATTACTTAAAGCTAAGACTTCTGTACGGTCTGGTGATATTTCTTCAATAAAGAAGTTTCCTTCAAATATAAAGTTGGAATCACTATATAAGTTGCTAATAAAGTTATAAAGTATGTTAACTTGACCGTAATTAAACCCTAGTTGTTTTGCATCTACCTCTGGGGATATATTTATTTCAGATATCTTACCTGCTTGGTATTGTGTGTATGTTACGTTTGAATATTCAGGAAAGTAAGTAGGGACTGAGAATAGTCTTTCATCATTAAGACCGTAAACATGCATTTCAATTGTATGTTTATCAGGTTTAAAGCTACTATTTAGGTAGAAGCTATCTACTAAGGCCTTATCTTTTTCACTCAGGTTCCTAGTGTATATTTCTAACTCGTCAGGGAATCCCTTTGATACTATATAATTAGTTTTTGACATTCTGATTTGCTACTTGTTCTTGTAATGCAATAATCTCGGTTTCGTTATCTATAATCTGTGCTCTCAAATTAGTAATCTCATCTAGAAGCGGCTGTATATCGTCTGTAGAGTCGTCTAATTTATACAGTTCTGAACTTCGTTTTACTAAGTATTCATGAGTACCTTCTTCTCCGTTAATTGGTATTTCATAAAAAAGCTCTTCATATAAAGCAAAGAAATCTTCCAAAGTCAACTGTGTATTTTCGGGTACAGGTTGTGTAAAGGTTGTAAATTCTCTCTTTACAACTTTATTAATATGTTCCTTATTATATACCGTCTTTCGAATCGGCATAGGGTTGTTAGCCATTGCGTACTATTTTAAAAACATTACCATTATCTATCACTGTTGTACTCCCATCAAGAGTTGATTTTACTAATATACGATAATATCTCTCTGGTTGCAACCCTTCCATGTAAACATCAAAATAACTTCCGTTATTATCAGCACTTATTTTTGTAAAAACTGTATTAAAATCTACTACCATCTCTTCTGTATGTTCATCTCTTAATCCCCAATACGAAGCAGCAGGTAGTTTATAGTTAGTTAGGTATACAGATCCTGTTGTAAAAATCCTTGTAGGATATTTTGGTCTTGCGTGTACTCTAAATCTCTGCTTTCCGGCATCTACATATTCGCCTTTATTATTTTTAATATTAATAGTTACGTCACTTGTACTTAATTCCGTCAATGTACTACTGTAAACAGTATCATTCCATCCGAATTCTAAGTACGGAGGGTATATTGTATTAGTGTTTCCACTAAAGTATTTTAAGCGTATAGAGGATGTAGTATTAAATTCAAGATCATCTGTCAGTTTCAGTATAAACCCGTTATTAACGATTGTAGAGGCGTTATGAGCCTTTACCCCATTAGTTACGTTTATATTAATATCATTATTTGAATTTAGTTCCTGCAATTGGGTACTTTCGTAGTTTACTCCTGCAGATCCTGTGTACCAGCTACCTCCTCCGACATATGTAGTATTGTATGAACCTGTTACTCCTGCTGGCATTGTATTGGTATTAGAGGGTAATGTCCAGTTCCCGGTTCCATTACCTAATCTATACGTCCAGCTCACACCTGATTGGTCTGTTGGTGAATCTCCATACTTTCCTATACCTTGATTCCATGTACTGTATACCGGGTAAGCTTTTAATGAGTACTCTGTAGGTATTTCGTAAGCAGATGCTAAACTTAAGTGGATACTCGCACTGTAGTTATTACTACCAATAATGTTTGTTACAACATTTGCAATATCTGTACTATTAAATTTTAATAATGCTCTTGCTGTTTGACCTACTTCTGATACAGGGTAGCCGCCGATTTCGATTATCTCATCTAAACCTGCATTACCGATTACTGCTTCAGTAAAAATAAATGTATCCTTTTCAGGGAAGATTCTATATATTGCCATTTTATAATGTTGTTACTCGTCCTTGAATATCTATTTCAGGAAATTTAATTTCAAAAATACATGGATCGTAAGATGGGTAAACCATGTTACCTCTTGTTGCTCCTTTTATATCATATGCATATTGTGAGTAGTTATCACCTACTTTATTTTCAAAGTAAATCTTCTCTACACTTTGTACTCCCTTCACTCTATCTAATAATGTATATATGCTTGATATGTTAATAGGTTGATTTATAGACCATTTAGATATATTAAAGTGTTCTATTAAAGCTGTATTACATGCTAATAGTACATCTCTTGATACGAAATTAGGTAATGTTATAATTTCAAACTTCATTCCTACGTTAACAATAAATGCATCCTTTATGTTTACTGCATCAGTAAGTAACATATACTGAGATAAGTATGTTTTTAAATTCTGTTTTAAACTATCTGTAGCTTGTATTACTTGTTTTTCTGAATTATAAGCTAATACGTATAAAGATAATGCTAATGGATTTGAATCATAAGCTCCGCCTAGTACGTTAGCATTAGTAGATTGATCTTGTGTTACATAAACTTTTGAAATAGATCCATATAGCGCAGGTAGTGATAGACTTCTAATTGCATAATCTTGTAATGTTACTGCTCTATTTTGTTCAGAATAAGCTCTTAAACTATTCTGTCTCAACTCATCTACTGAATCTCCATCTCGTCCTCCTACTGCTGGTTGGGCATTATTGAAAGTTAATGTATTTGCTTTGCTTTGATCTGGAGCAGTTACTGTTACCTGTTCTACAATATTAATAGTATTTGCAGGTACGTTTGATGAAATACCGCCTCCTACTATATACCTAATAGTTAGGGTTACATTAGATGGAGCGATTCCATATGATTTAGAGAATAGAAAGTTAGACGGATCATAAGCAAAATCTAATCTACTTAATCCCTGATTAGTACCTATTCCTACATTTGTAGGGTCTGGTAAAAATACTTCATCATTTGAATTACTAATATTAACTCCTGCTCCGAATTGTATATTTAAGTTACCTTGAGAGGTTAATCTTGTTACAAATCGTCTTGGTACTTTCTTTAAGCGTAGTATACTCGGTACTAGGTTCTTGTCTGTAGCAGTATTACTTTGCTCTTCGTATATTGTATCTTGTCCTAAGAAAGGTACTTCGTACCATGTATTACCGTCATTATCTGTGATATCTAAAACTCCTACAATATTCGTATCTTCAATAGTTAATGTTAAGAACTTCTCTGCATTACCTATTATTTGAATAGATTCTTTTAACTCTCCGGATATTGCTCCTACTCTTTTTACGAGTCTATACTCTGCAGGGTATCCATTTGCTATACTATCAATTCTAACTTCTGTTGGATTTAATGAACTTGAGTATGAAAAATCTACTTTATCATTAATTATAAATTTAGGGTCACCGTATGTAGTAGCACGTAAACGTGTATTAGGCTGTACTACTAATGCCTGATTCCAGTTAGGTAAGTAGTTAGGTGCTACTGCATTTACTTTTTGTGTGACTTCAATTTGTACTTCTGATACGCTAGTGCTTTTTGGACGGTAACCCATCATATAAGCTAAGTTGTATAAATTAGCTGGGTCTTTAGCGTGTTGTAAGAAGGTTTCTTGAAGTTGTGTATCTTGGTAAAAAGAAAGTACATCTCCTACATATGATGCCATTTCTATAAACATCATACCTGGTGATGTTGGGGAAAAATCATTATAGGTATCAGGAAAATAATTTTTAGCAAATTCTACGAGTTGTTCTCTAAAATTACCAAAATCCCTGTTTATATATTTTATGTCTCTTTCTTGGGCCATTATTGCTGAATATTAATAATTACTTCATCTTCAATATTACTATCTAAGATACTATACTTTAAATAGAATTCAATTGAGTTTTTATCCGGGTCTGCTACTAAAGATAAATCTTGTGATATTACTTTAGGAAAGTAAAGTCTAAGTTCGTCTTTTATTTTCATTCCTAAAACATTTAATTTATCTTCTGTTATTTGTTCGAATAGTTCTGAAGGTAGTCCGCTACCGAATGATGGGTTCATATACCTTTCACCTCTTCCTGTAAGAAAATAATTGATTAGGTTATTTCTAACTGCATCTTTAGTTAGATAGTTAGAATTAAAAACAGCTTGTCCGGAAAAAGGTAGATTTACACCTACAGCTTTTCTTGGCTGTCTATCTAATGGATTTATTTTCTTTGCATCAAATGCCATTATTCTATTCCTTTACGTTGTTTATCTTTCTGATTAGCAGCTTCTAATATCTGTTTTGCTTTACCCATAAAAGGTAGTTGGCTTAAATCTATTCCCGGTTGACTACCGCCTCCTAGATTCATCTGATGTGCTACTGTACTAGCCATGCTTGGCATATGAGCTCCTTCACCCATAATAGCCGCTGCATCTGCTGATGTCATACTTGCTCTTGTCATCTGTAACATATCTTCAATCGGGTTACCGCTTGGAACATACTTTTTAGGCTGCGGAGCAGGTGCTTTAAAATTAGTAACCTGCTTAACTTCTGTTTTTTGTTCAGTTTGTAAGGGAGTAGGGTTACTAGCAATCTTAACAGCTTCGATTAATACCTCTTTAAGCTGGTCTTTGAATGCTTTTTCTACTTCTTCTCGTATAACTTTCCTAAGTTCTTCTAGTTTCATATTAATAAATAGTTGGTATATTAAAGTTTATTATTGTAATTGGTCTAATCTAAATCTAATCTCTCGAACTAATACGTTTATATCACTAGCAAAAGAGGGTTGACCTTTCATTACGATTATACCTTGAGAGTTTCTAGCTACTGCAAAACGTCTTTTAGCTATAGAAGGTGATGTTGTATCGTCTATAACCTCAATTAAAAATTCAACACCGTTTCTAGCTTTATATAAGCCAGTCTGTGCAGGTTGTATTTGTATTTTGTAGTTACCTAAATTAATCTTAATATTATCTAATACTCCCCTATTAACTAAACTTGTATTTGAAAGTTTATTTAAAAGATCTTCTAATAGTTTTTGAGTATTTAATTCATATAATTCCCAATCAAATCCTGTTAAAGGATCTAACCAGGTATCAAGACCGTTTTTTGCACGATTATTAACAATATACTTATTTGCATCTGATCCTTCTACAATATCTCTTCTCTCATCTGTGTGTATATATATTGTTCCGACTTTATAAGGTCCTCTAAAACAATTACTTCCGTAATTCTTACCGTCATTTACTGCATCGGCATATGGTTTTGAATCTACTAAAGTCTCTTGTACTAATCTTGGCACTAATCTAGATATAAGATAATTACCATCTGCATCAACTAAGCCTAATTTAGCTAGTTCTTCTGGTGTTAGACTATCTTTAAGTTCATTTTCTATACTACAAAATGCAATTGGACCATCTAGTAGAGATAGTTTTGAATTAATATCATTTAATAAGTTATCAAAAAAGGTAGTATCAACTAAAGCTTCAATACCTTCTATTGTCTGTTTTGTTTGTTTAACTAACTCTCTCAGTTTGTTTATTATATCTGAATACTTATTCGATATAGATATTGGTAAACCTATACCGGGAGGTACTGCTTGAGGGATTGGGAGTACTAATAAGACTTTTATTATCTTATCTAAAGTGTTTATAGGTGGCTTTAGTTTATTAGGTAAAGCTTTATAGGTATCTATAATTTTTCTAGAACGTTCTGTAAGGTCAGATAAGGTTTGTTTAGATTTAACTAACTTATCTAAGGTTTGCTGTTGTGGACATGCATTTGCTTGAACGAATGTCGTTATTGTAGATTGGATTTTCTGTTGCACTTTATCTTGTAATTGAGCTTGCAATCCTCCTATCTTACTTCCTATAAAAGCAGTTACTTTCGATTCTGGTATAGTTATAAATGACATACTATTCTGTAAATACTTTTTTAGATTTTAATTCTTTTAACCGAGCTCTTAATGGTTTTATTCTAGCAAATAAAATACCACCTTCTTTTTTCAACTGTGCTACTGCTACTGCAGGAGCTGCTTGTAACCCTGACGGAGTTACTAAAAAGTTAGCAAAGTTTTCTACTGCTTTTATGAAATCCTCTAAAAGATCTACAGTGTTTTTACCTAATAATACAGGTTGTGCACTATAGTCTATTGCCGTTCTTGCTTTTTCTCCTAAGAATATTTTCTTAGAATC